TCACGTTGTGGGCTGGCACCCCAACCTTCAGTGCCTGGCGCATCCCGGCCGCAAGTGCGTGTTGCCACGGATCTAGGACCAACTTACCAAGATTTGTTGGAAAGACTGGTGTTGGTTCGGGCGGAGTCTGCTGCGCTTCGTTCATACACTCGCTCCTATAGCTGGCGGCAGAACGGACACATACGACCGGAGGATTGGGAGCAAATACGCCGGGATCGGCGCGTTGTCGTACACAAGCGATTCTTGTGCCGCTAGGCTCTGGCTTCTTACCCCAACCCGGGTACGGTAGGAACTCCGCTCCGCTATCCACTCAATACACGCCTGTTCGAGATCGGCCGGCACGAACCCGTAGTTTATAATGACTCCGGTCGCAATATCCGCCGCGTTGAACACATATTGCGTCGTCGGACTCACGACCAAATCCGGCTGCGGCGCGACATATTGCCCGACCCCCGGCACTCCGCTCGGAATCGGCGTCAACACCAGCCCGCTTGTGGCATACGTCACGCCCTGGTCGGTGGCCCAAATTCCCCATGGTGCGAGTGGAGTCCACGGAGTCGCGGTCGGCGCTTCGCCGCTAATTTGATACCCCGCGTTATATTGCACATAGACGTTCTGATTCCCGCGCAGAAAATACGCTCCGCCCACCAACTCTACATTCGCCGCCGAGCCGGGTGGGATGTCACTTGATGGTTGGAAGCGATAACCAAATGGCACCCCCGGAGTTGTTGAGTTCACAATTGGTTGTGGGGCGAGTGGAATGCTGACCCCACCAATCACCAACTGTGTCAACGCTGGGCCTATGAGAGGCCAATGGGGCAGCACTAGCGCCGTGGTCCCGGTTCCATTGAACTGTTCTGTGTAGGCACGAGGAAGGATCGTTGCCCGGTTCAAATACCCCAGAATCATGCGCGAAACGCGGGAAATAAGCCCACTCAGCACCGCCTGCGACGGCGGTGCAGCCAAATACCCGCCGGCGTCAGCGTAGGTGGTCAAATCACCCGCCTTCAGCGTCACGACTTGGACTTTCCCTTCTCTGGGATCGTGTCTTGGCCCAGTGTCATACCAGACAGACTCTGGAGCAGACCGTCAGCCGGGGAGCCAGTGAGGCGCAACGGAGGAGGGGACGGCGAGGAAGATTCTTCACCATTGTTATCCGCCTCCAATTCTGCCACCCGGAGGCGGAGATCATCCCGCTCCACAGTAAGTTCTGCAATCTGGGCGCGGAGATTCTCCATCTGGACTTGGAGCGTCAGTATCTGCCCATTGAGTACGGTGGAGTCGCTAACTTCCGGGACGTTGTCCGGCTCGTCCTCCGTCCCCTCCGGCCGCCTCACCTCCTCGAACCGACCCATAATCGGCCGACCATCCGCATCCGTCCCGATGCGCAGCGCGAGCGCTTCCACCTCCGCCGCCAAGTGGTCCGGAACGGAAATATAGCACTTCCCGTCTTGCACCACCTTCGGATGGAATTCAAATTGCCGGACGGAAATCGACCCCACTCCGTCCGGCATCGTGAACCATTTGGCCATGATCACTCAACCTTTCTGCTGTGGTTAGAAAGAGAACGTTCCGCTGCTCGGGTTTTTGTTCGTAATAACCGCGAACGCCGGAGTAAAGTACATGGGGAACGCTTCGTCCACATAGACCCCGTATTCGTACCGGCGGGACTTCCAGGGCCATTGGATCTGGTAGTAGTCCTGACGCACCTTGGCTTCAAGGATGTTCGGCACCCCACTAAGCTCATAAGGGCTCCGATCCGACCAAAACAGGATCGTGCCGGGCGGCAGCGCTGGATGCACCTCCACATCCAGCGTGTTGTTCATGAACTTGTTCATGTACGACGTCACTTTCCGGCCGGCAATGATCCGGCCGGTGGATTCGTCCGCATCGAACCAAATGCGGTAGAGGTTCGCCGCCGACGCTTGGTTGAGCATAGCGCCAAACGTATCAAGCATATCCGCGGCCGAAATCAGGATTCGATCAAAGCTCAACTTGTATTGGTCGTAGGCTGCACGGAACACCGCATCGAACTCGTTGATTGTCGATCCCGACAACGTGAGCCCGGTGTTGCCCGAGGCCATGTTATAGAGGATCGACCCACCTTGGCTCAGCGAAATCCCCGACGGGAGGACCGAGTTGGTCGCCATTGCCTGCCCCGGACTCGGCGCGGAGATTGCACCAAAGATTTGCGGCAGGACCCCATCCGGAAGCAGCACGTTGGTGGAATTGTCCTGTGCCACCCCGCCGACATACAAATTGCTGAGAGGCTGGTTGGTCGAGGCCGGGACTTTGGTGAAAATAGCTTGGTTCGAGGGTGTAAGTCCCGCCAAGTACATGCTCGCCGCAGAGTTGCTCGACCCCACAAACCACGCGTACGCCAGCGCGCCGGTGACCAACGTCGTCGTTGCGGTGACGACGTTGGTGCCGGTCGGGGTAATGGTTGCAAACGCACTGGGCGCGGCGGAACCTCCACCGAACGTGTCCGTGGAGTCGTCAGCATTGATCTTGGTTATCTGGCCAGGCACACCACCAGTGTTGCTGGCGGAGAGGTATGGCCGGTAGCCGGCGGAGCCAAGCCCCGTCAGTGCGACGCACGAGATCCAAATTTGACCGGTGAAAGTGCCGGTCAGACCTGCGATCGCGCCTTGGACCAAAGCTGGGGTTGGAGTGGTGCCAAGTGGCACACTCGCGTCGGAGTTGATGAGGATCTGTTCTTCTAGAATCATCAGCGACCGGAGCGCGCTTTGGATCGAAATTCCCAAGTTCTCCGGGTTTAGATTCCGCCCCGCAAGGCGCGCCTCGAACGTCACGCTGGATTCCAATCCCAGCGTGCGGTACGGAAGCGTGAATTCCTGCTCAGTGATCGAAATCCGCGCACCACGGTTGCCTTCACTAACTCCCGGCGATGTGTTGTTCGGATTGATCGCCACGATCCGCTTAGCGTGGAAGGCATTACCACCATCAGCCACGACGCGGGGCAGGCGCGAGATCCTCGGAATCAATTCCCGGAACGGATAGAGCATCTGAACGATCGGCTTGAGATCATACCACATCAAATTTGTGGCCTGAGAGATCGTGTCGGCTTTCGCCAGACCACCAACATTTTTGGCGATCAGTTCGTTGAACCGCTCATTTGCCAATAGGGCATTGATGAACTCGTTCGCCACCCCACCGGAGCCCGTGAATGGGACGCTTGCGCCCTTCTGCAATTCCTCTTCCTGCATCAGAGCCCGTATGAAATCCTGACCGAGTCTGCTCATATTCTATCCTTTCGTGGGAAAATTGCGCTTAGATTCCGCCGCGTCCGCGGAAGTCGGGATCGAGCACGCTCTTTCCCATGCCATTAATGATCATGTTGCCGAGCAGTGTGCCGACGGCAGATTTGCGCACCGACTCGTCGTCGGACACCAACCCAGCCTCGTTCACTCCTTCCATAAGCACCTTGGCGCGGGATGGCTCAGAGGTTAAATGCCGCGCATCGAAGAGCACGGGGCGTCTGCCGCCACCGTTCGCGGGCATCTTCTCCAGCACCTCAACCTTGGCCTCTGCTGCCGCCGCGCGGGCAAGCGCATCGGCCTCATCGCGGGACACATAGCCACGCTTGACCATGTTCGCTGCGCGGGCCGATTTCCACTCCACGTCCAGCGCCTGAATCGGGGGCTCAGAGCCAGACTCACCACCCCCCGGCCCAGTCCGCGCCATCGCAGACGGTGATAGATCCTTAACCCCCGGCGGAACCTCGTAGAAGCCGGGATCTGCATCACCAGCTTCCTGGCCACGTTGGCCGCTCCGCCCCGCCGCTTTGGCGATATTGACTCGCGCCGACTTCATCATGGTCTTGAGGGTGGAGAGATCACTGTAGGCTTTCTGCACCTTCTCCATCGCGCTCTGATGGTCGAAATCGTCGTCATCGTCATCATCGGGCTTCGGCTTCTTCCCACCAGCTTTGATAATCGACGCCTGCTTCGCAAGATAGGCCGTCTTGTGCATGGCATGGAGCGCTTTCATGCACTCTTCCATATCCTTCGCCGCCTTGCGTGCCTTCTTCAGATCCCGTCCCGCACGCATCATCCTGTCCGCTCGAGTCGGCGCACGTGATTTCCGCACCACCTTCGCCAACGCCCGCTCAAGCACTCCATTATCAATCGTCATCAGAAGATCCTCTAAAGAGTTGACACCGTGGTCGTCAGCGGTCGCCTTCTGGCCGACGACCGCGGCCAATCGTTGCGCACTACTGCGCTCCGAAATTCTATTCTTCCCCTTCCGAAGAGTGAGAAAAGTTGGCAGCTGAGGGGTAGCAGTGCCACCATCTCCCTTCTTCAAGTCAAGCTCATGGCCAGACTCAACTAGGCCGTCAGCCTCGATGGCCGGAAGGGAAAGTGAGGCTGATAGTGCGAGCGCAGATCGGGCCGCGCGAATGGAGGCACCGCGAGCGGTGCGAGCGGCTTTCTTGGCCTTCTTGCCTTTCTTGTCCTTAGACGGCATTTTAAGTCCAAGCGCCTGTGCGCGGGAGCGGATATGTGCCACAACCGAGGACTTGGGGTGGTTACTGTTCCCGCGCAATCCCCACGCGTTGTCAAGATCGTTTTGGGTGTAGATCGGGAAGCTACCATCGGACATAGCTGCACCGGACGCGGCGGCGGAGTCGCGCTCTTTGGATGAGAAATCACGTTTTTCGGTGCACTCAGGGCAACCTGTAACCCCGTGCGCAGTGCATGGTGCGGAAACCGACTGCTCGGCCATCTCGTTCGCCGTTTTGGCGGGAAGAGAAAATCCATCATGCGCCGCCGGTGGGCCGGATTTCGCCAATTCTTCCACCACCTGCGCCATTTTACGCAGGGCGCGTTGTTCTGGAGTCCGGCGAAAAGTACGCACCAGGTGCGCAATTTCACCTTTCTTGGCCCGCTTCTGAACCTCAAACCGACAGGATGGATTCGCAGGACGGTCGACGATTGAGATTTCGACGAGTTTAATGGCCGTGATGGTACTTGGGTCCGCCTCTGCCACGGCCTCCTTTCGCCCCCCAATCGAGAAGCCTTTATACACTCCTTCCACGCATTTTTTCCACGCCTCGTCATCAACAATCTTCGCCGTAAGCCACAGCCCAGTAGTATCCATTTTGGTCTTGGTCGCGTCCGCCACACCAACCGCTCGGTTGGTGTGCATTTCGCGAATATTCCCCCATTGCATATAGTCGGGCAGTGCGGCTTTGACGGCGTCAAGGGTGATGATCTCCCCGTCCATATCGCGGTCGGGAGTCGTGGCATAACCGGCCACCGTGCGCCGCGCAACGTCCACCTTCGCGAACGGCATCCAGAGCGAAAATGGGGTCGAAGAGGACTGAGCGATTTGCATCTTCTTCAATTTCCTATCGAAGTGTTTGCACCAGCCAGAAGGACTAATCTTCCCACGGACCAAAGTGCAGTGCCCACCGTTCCAAAACATAGAGCACTCAGCGCAACTCTCCGCACCCGAAGGAGAGTCACGATAGGCCGCCGTTTCCTTTGAAATGGTAGCTTTGGGCACATTAACAACCCACCCCTCTCAGGGCCAGTCCACTACATGTTGATGCTGCAACCACGTCCACGCCGGCTATGTACCACCCCGCCGTGCTACTGAGAGTGCCAGTAAGTGTCACAGTGGGCGATGATCCCGTCGCATAATTTGATGCAGCGTTTTGGTTGCCTGCGGTTGAGATAAATATCTGCGTGCCCGAGACGGATGAGAAGCTCGCCGCACCTTCAGCATTCATAATCGCAGCGGCGATATCGGTAGAGCTTGAAGTAATTGCCACCGAAGCCGTGCCAGATGGGCTGACACTATCAGCGAACGCCGAGTTGAAATTGGCGAATGTGGTGGTGCCGCCCGCCTGGTTGGCTCCATTAAATGCAATGGCGGTCAAGTACCACGCCGCACCGTTAGTCCAACCGCAGGAAATCGTCTGATTCCCAGTCGTCGGAGCAACAAGACCAAATAGGGCGTTTCCGTAATATTGCGTGTCGCTGTCCAGATGGAAAGCACTATTAACCAGTGGAACGTTTGTTCCGCCCCAGGTGCATGTGAGACCAGTCGGCTGCGCACTGCCTTTACCTAGATTCAACAACACTAGAAGTGCGGTTTGACTGCCCGACGCGATGGTTAGATTGGTCTGGCTTGCCGATGTTTGCAACGCTGCGTTGAATGCGACGTTGGCGTTACTAACAACAGCATTGACGGAAACTGCGGCCTCAGCTTGGCACAGCCAAGCGAATGCCAATAATAAACAGAGAAATCGCCGACCTTGGGTCACTAGAGTCACGACGTTGGAACTCCAGTGAATGCTGTGAAGGCAAGCGGCGTGGCAGACAACGGCGCGGTAATGTTGTTTGACACCGTGATGTTCGTTCCGCTAATTCCAACCACAACCGTACTCGGGGGAATGCCGGGACCAGTTACGACTTGTCCTAGACTCAACCCTGTCGCAGAGGCAACGGAGAAGTAATTCACCTCAGATTGGTAGAACAAAACGGGAGTTGCGGAAAGTGCCGCGGTTATAGGTTGACTAAGGGTAACGGAAGTGCCACTGATGTTCAAAACAGTCGTGGGGTTGATAGTGGCACTTGCTGATGGTACACCCGCCCCAACCACCACCATACCTTGAATTATGCCGGATGCGCTGGCAACGGTGATTACGTTCGAGCCGACGGTGGATTGTGTCGCGGTCGTGGAAGCGGAAAATGTCGATGCGGTGGTAAGAGTTGTGCCACCACTCACCGCCAGCGCCCCCGCAATAGCGAAATTGACGTCTGCATCCACCATACATCCCGCCGCATTACCTAGCACAGCAGGGGTGGGACAAGTTGCACTCAAAACCTCCGATTGAACCGTCGAACTCATGATGAGAGCAACAAGGGTCTGGGTGGCAACCTGCCCCGCAACAATTTTATTACAATACGCCGCGCGTTGGGCATGGCCAGTGGTGGTAACAGCTTCGGCCCAAACCGATGCACACTGCGTGAGCCAAAGATTAAAAACCCGCAAACCCACCGTCGGATCACGGATCGCTGCGACTATAGAGGCGTCGCCAACGGTGTCGGTGGTGCAATTCAACACCCCCGTTCCGCACGGCGCAGCAAACGCCTGTGGCGGCAAAAACGCCGCAAAGGTGAGGAAAACTAGCGCAAAAAGCTTATTGCGCAAGGTAGTATTCCACATTAATAGGATAACTACTGTGCGCCTGTCCAGCGGGGGAAACAATTGTGACTGTTGCCGGACCCGCCACCGACATCAAGGGATGTGTCCGCAAACCACCAATGTACTGGCAGGACGTGAATACTCCCGGGGTGCCTATGGTCGCGCCCTGAAGGAAACTGAACTGTTGTTGCCAGCCATTGAGGTTGGTCGAGGTAAAAACACCCTGGGCGG